TGCTGGCATTTTGTATTGCTCCAATAGATTAAAAAAAAACTAATATCGCATATTATTTTATATATGTATACCCCTTATAAAAAAAAATTAACTTGCTTTAGTAATTAACCTCAACCGATTAGTGAACGGAGTGTAACAAAAAAAAATAAGTTTGTCAACTAAAAAAAAACTTGACAACTTAATTAGACTAGTGTATTGACAACGAATGAACGATAGAATAAAACCTGTTAATCCTGTGGCGAGGGCGGTTGCGTATAATCGCCCCCGTCAACAGATAGTTAAACCCAAGAAGGGTAAAGGTGCGTACGATAGAACTAAAGATAAACAAACTAACAAAGACAACAACACAAACAAAAGGAAAAACAAATATGACTTCTATGTTTAATACAAACTATGCCGAAATTAAAGTTACTCAAACCATGTTAGACAAGCACATCATAGACGCTAACAAAAGCGTAATTAAATTGTTTGATAATACATACGATAACTTAGAAAATGGTGACGGTGTAGAGTTTAAAGGTGAATTTTTTTCTAGTTATTTTATGAACGAAAGTCCATTGAACTTTTATGATAATGTCATCAGCGTTATACGATGCTACAAGGCCAAGACACGAGGCGATAAACGAATTAGTATTTCTGGCCTTAAAAAATATGCCGAAGCAGGTGATGTTATGGGCATCTTTAAAAGACTAGATGAACCACAGTATCACAATAGGACGCCCTTTTCCATCGTCAAATTATCTGCTTGGGATAATGTTATTGGTGGTATGGACGATCTCAAGTGCGCTCTCGCTGATGATGGCTTGATAAAAGATGAACTTAACTAGACGACAGATACAGCAAAGACTAGAGCAAAACTCTATACTGGAATTTATTTGGAATTCTGCCAAGGCTAACTCTAACTGGACTATGCGAACCGCTAAGATACTAGCAGATATGCATGGGCTGGATACAAAAGAGGTGTATCGCCTTGGCAAAGAAGCTAAATATAAATCTAGTTTTAAGGCAAGGGATTGGGATATTCTAAGAACAGAAGTTAAACAGTAATTAAAAAGCATTTGACTTTTAGAATACCTTGTGATATAACTAATTAAATTAAAACACAAACAAAAAAGAGGACACAAAACCATGATTATACCTGTTAGAAAACCACCTACGACAGTAGGTAATTTTAAAATAGTTTATAAAAAACAATATGGCGGTACTGTCGAAGTGCTACCATCTTATGAGACAACCCCGCGCAAAGCATACGATAGTATACTTCGCACCTATCCAAAAGGATATGTAGTAGGGGTTATCCAAGACCACAGATTTGTGGCATAACAAACCCAATAAAACTTCAACAAAACAACAAAGCAAAAAGAGTTTAATATTGGAGGTGTGTTATGTTTATTGGTTGGTCAGATCAAATGCAAAACGATTATGAGGTACAGCAGATACCTTACGAAGCGACTAAGCCCTTTATACTAGAGGTGCATTACGCTAGAAGAATGCCATCCATCAGCTACGCCTACGGGCTATTCAGAAATAATATGCTGGTTGGAATGGTTTCCTACGGAAGCCCTGCATCACCGTCACTGTGCAAAGGTATCTGTGGCGAGGAGCATAGATCAAAGGTTATCGAACTAAACAGATTAGTATTGAAAGACAATCTACCAAACGAGGCATCTTTCCTAGTGTCCCGCTCTCTCAAACTATTACCAAAGCCAAAGGTTGTAGTGTCTTACAGTGATCTCGCGCAAGAACATATAGGAACCATCTATCAGGCGTGTAATTTTTTATTTACGGGGCGAACAAAAGAGAGAACAGATATCGCGTCGGCATTTAACAAACATAGTAGACACCACCTAGGAGACCGAACCAAGCGAATTAATCGTAGTGCAAAACATCGTTACGTATATTTTATTGGATCAAAGAAAGATAAAAAGATATTGCGTAATGCACTTCGATATACTATTGAAGATACCTATCCAAAATTTTATGAGGAGTAACAATATGCTAGACTTTAACAAATACCAAATCGAAACTCGCAAGACCAAAATATACAGCGACGATATAATTTATCCATCGCTTGGTTTATCTGGCGAGGTGGGCGAACTAATGAACCAGATTAAAAAGATCTACCGTGATGACAACGGGAAAATAAGTATCGTAAGAAAGCAAAATCTTACAAAAGAAATAGGAGATGTAATGTGGTACATTGCTAGAGTTGCTGATGATCTAAACATAGATTTAACTGAGGTCGTAGAACTTAATTTAGAAAAGCTAAACTCAAGAAAAGACAGAGGACAGTTAGGAGGATCAGGCGATGACAGATAACGACAAGCCTTTGAGATGGGATGCTGACATGGCAAAACTATTTGAATGGTATCACACTTGCCCTTCGCCTTGGAAACCGCAATGGTATGAGAGTGAGGCAGGTAATGTAACTTTACATATCATTAGACCTAGACCAAAACAAGATGTAGATGAAGAACTTAACGATAGTCAAAAGCTGGATTTAGCCAGAGGTAGGCAAGTTAAAAATGCTTGAAGCTACAATCATAGCATTCGGGGCATCTATTACTTGTCTTGCCCAAGCAGTTTACTTTGAGGCTAGGGATCAGCCTATTGTAGGTCAGATGGCTGTTGCACAAGTAGTACTAAACCGTGTCCATGATAGCCGTTGGCCTGATACTATCTGTGAAGTAATAAAGGAAGGGCCTACTTATAAATGGAAACAGGATTATCCAGTTAAGCATCGCTGTCAATTTTCTTTTTACTGTGATGGATTGTCCGATAAACCAAAAGATAAGAGAGCCTGGGATAAAGCCATACGTGTAGCGGAAGAGGTTCACTATACCTATGGCCTATCCATACCTATACTTGAAGGTGCTGTCTTTTACCATGCACTTAGTGTAGATCCACAGTGGAATAGAGAATACATTTTACAAATTGAAGATCACATATTTTATAAATAAAATAAGGATTTAAAAAAGCATGAACACGATTAAAGATGAAACATACATACGTTTAGCCAAGGATAAATCTAATGGTGTACGTTTAACCGATCCAGAAATAACGTATGTAAGTAAGATGGAACAGCTAGAATATATGTGTGACTTCAGGCCCGATTGGTTTCCTGACGAATACAAACAGAAAAAGATAGAAGGTTTGTATGCTGATTTTTTGAAAGTTTCAAATGGATCTAGATGATATACGATCAGGCGAAAGCAAGAGGGGTAGCTGTCCTAAATGCCATCGCCACAATACCTTTACTTTAAGTAGGGAAGGCAATACAATTAAATGGAATTGCTATTCCGCTTCGTGTAATTATCGCGGAGTAAAACACAATTCAAGTATGTCATTAGAAGATATTAAATTTAACCGTGAACAGCAAAACAAAACGAAGGGAATACAAAATGGCAGAGTCAATAGTCTCAATTGTCTGGGTTATTCTAGTATTTGTAGCGATTTTCTAGACAAGTATTGTATAAACAATATAAATATCCCTGTCCTTTATGACCCATTAGAAAGACGTATCGCATTTATGATACAGAAAGATGGCGAAAATGTGGACGCTATTGGTAGGGCATTGGACGTTTGGCGTAAGCCTAAATGGAAAAGGTATAGTGACATTAACAGTGCAATCATTGTACCCTTCGATGCTCCACCAAAACCTAATTTAATTATAGTAGAGGATATCATATCCGCATGGAAGGCAGTGACATACTTAGATGATACGGATGCTATGCCGTTACTGGGTACGTCACTGTCTACTAATAACTTAAATAAGATATGGGATACATACACCAGTGTAACCATTGCACTTGATAAAGATGCTACGGATAAAGCTATCAGTATGTCGAGGCGAATATTTGTAGGCGTTGACAAATGCAAGGTGGTTGCGCTAGAACTAGATATAAAAGATATGACTATAGAGGAAATACAAAATGTTGGAACTAGTCAAAGCACTATGCAACAAGGAAGTATATGAGCAGATAGGTAGGAATGTACCTGTCACTGCATTTGAAAAAGAACCGAAGCGGATTGTCGAAACAATTATATCCGCGCAGGATGCATACAACAATTCAATTAACTTATCTGAATTAGAAAACCTATTCTTCAGTAACAATAACTCGCTAACAAAATCTCAAGAAGACAGTTACAAACTTCTCTTTGCCAAGATGAAACAGTCGGAGGATATATCTGTCGATGTAGCCAAGGATGTTATGCACAATCTATGGCGAATAGAAATAGGTAGGCGTGTATCTGAGATAGGCTATGCCCTGACAGAGGGTGAGGAGAATAGCCTAGATAGTCTGTCTAAATTAATAGATGACTACGCCTCTGGGTTTGTTACTGATGCATCACCGTTTGAGGGTATAGACTTAGACCCACAAAAATTAATTGATTCCATAAACGTCCAGACAAAATGGGCGTTTAACATATCATCTCTTGCAGAGAGGGTGTCGGGTGTATCGGCAGGACACTTTGTAGTCATTGGCTCCCGACCAGAAACGGGTAAGACTTCTAGCCATGCGTCATTTGCAATGGGGCCTTACGGATGGATAGAACAGGGTGCAAAGGTACACGTACTATGTAATGAAGAACCTGCTAACAGGGTTGCACTAAGATATTTAAGTGCCTCTACAAATAGATCAGAGGAAGAGTTACTTGGCGGTGGAGGTAGTGCTATCAATGGCGAATGGAAAAAGGATAATCTATTTATAGATAGGATAGAGGAAACGTATGGGATAGATGGTATAGAGGCACACCTCAAAGAGAACAGGCCAGACATACTTGTGATAGATATGTTAGACAAAGTAACACTACCTGACAGTAAACATATAACTGCTCAACATGAAAAGCTACGTGAGATATACAGACGCACCAGGGATCTAGCTACAAGGTATGAGTGTGCTATCTTTGGGTACTCCCAACTGTCGGCAGATGCAGAGGGTAGGGTAAATCTTAATCTGAGTATGATGGAGAATAGTAGGACGGGCAAGGCAGCTGAAGCTGATCTTATGATATTGATTGGCAAGTATGCCATGATAGAAGGATCAGATGAGGGAGATCCCCGTAGAGTATTTAACATAGCTAAGAATAAGATTAGCGGTTGGCATGGACAGATAAACGTAATGTTAGATGGAAGAGTTGCGAGGTATGATGATTAAAAGATTAGTAGTTGATATAGAAAATAGTGTGACAAGAAAAGAAAACATAATAGACAACAAGCCACACAACAAAAACAATGATCTAGTTTCTATAGGTATACTGGATGTAGATACGGGCGAAGAAGATTACGTGGCTGTTTATCACAAAGATGTTTCACATGGAACAGATAGAATAAATCAGGTTAAGTATAAAATACAGATGGCTGACTTGTTGATAGGTCACAACATAAAGTATGACTTGCAGTGGTTGTGGTCAGTTGGCATTAAGTATGACCGTGACATATACGACACTATGATAGGTGAATACATACTAGCTAGAGGAGAGAGGATGGGCCTGTCGCTAGATGCCTGTTGTGAGAGGCGAGACTTAGCTAATAAAAAATCTGACATAACCAAGGGCTATTGGGATAAGGGTATAGGGTACGAGGCCATGCCTTGGGATGTTGTCGAGGAGTATGGTCGGGCAGACATTCGCGCCACAAGGGATTTGTATATAGCGCAGATGAAGGATCTGGAGAACACTACGCTGATGCCTACAGTTAATCTAAGTAACAGTATGTGTATGTGTTTATCTGAGATGGAGTATGGTGGGTTAGCCATAGATGAAGAGAAGCTAGATCATGTTGAGTTTAATTACCGTATGGAAAAAAGGGAATTGATACGTAGGCTACAGGAACTGGTACACAGTTACATGGGCGATACACCTGTTAATCTTAGCAGTCCAGAGCAGGTATCCTCTATGATATTCTCTTATACACCCAAGGATAAAAAAGCTCACGCTGTACTGTATCAGCTGGACAGTCCGTTTAGACCCAGGATAAGTGTAGACAGATTTAGAAAACTTGTACGCATGGGATGTAGAAAGATAATGAAAACAACAGCTTCTGTATGCAAAACGTGCAAAGGAACGGGCAAGGTACGTAAGATAAAAAAGGATGGTACACCCTTCTCAAGAGCGCACACCTGCCATGAGTGCGGTGGGGCAGGTATGAGATACATGGAAACAGGTGAGGTTGGTGGCCTAAAGATCTTTCCCCCCGATAGCACATGGGTAACGGCTAACGGATTTAGTACAGACAAAAATAGATTAAGGGTTTTAGCCAAGCAACTTAGATCCCTGAACCCTGACAAGTATTCAGATGCCATCGAGTTTTTGGAAAAGGTGGAGCGTCTTGGTTCGGTGGAGACATACCTATCTGCATTTGTAGAGGGTATCAAAAAAAGATTGATTGGCAATATGCTTTACGCTGACTTTAATCAGTGCCGTACCTCTACGGGCAGACTATCTTCTTCATCCCCTAATATGCAGAATATGCCACGGGGTAATACCTTCCCTGTTAAAGAGGCATTCGTATCTAGGTATGGCAAGGGTGGCACACTGCTTGAGTTTGACTTTGCACAACTGGAGTTTAGGGTTGCAACATTTTTGTCTGCTGATGAAACAGCCAGAGAAGAAATAGAAACAGGCTTTGATGTTCACACATATACAGCAGACTATCTGACTAACAATGGTCAGCCTACATCTAGGCAAGAGGCCAAGGGTAGGACGTTTGCCCCACTGTATGGGGCGATGAGTGGCACACCTGCTGAGAAGGCTTACAACATACACTTCATAGATAAATACTCTGGCATAAAAAAATGGCATCAGACTTTACAGACTGAGGCTATCAAGAATAAATGCATTACGTTGCCGACAGGTAGGCAGTTTGCATTCCCTCATGCCAAGAGAACAAAGACGGGGGGTGCAACGGGAGCTACAAAGATAAAGAACTATCCTGTACAGGCATTAGCTACGGCAGACATTGTTCCATTGTGTCTTGTCGCATTAAGAGAGGAGCTACAAAAAAACAAATTAAGAACTACAATAGTGAATACGGTGCATGACAGTGTGTTGCTCGACTGCCCGAATGAAGAAGTCGATAGGGTTGAACGACTTGTGGAGGACATACTATCTCCTAGTTCAACAAAGGATCGTATCTACTTATACTATAATATAAACATGGATGTACCCCTACCTATCGAGACAAAAACAGGAAGCAACTGGCTAAATATGTCTTGACAAAGACAGTTGTTTTGTGTATAACTGAAGGTCTTGTCTTTACACATAGAAAGGAAAAACAATGGCTGAAACACAAGAACTAGTAAAGATGGAAGAGTCTGCTGTATTGGCAGAGTTAGCCAAGAGTTTTGGTGAAACAGGCGGTGAGTCTAGTTCATCCAGTTCTCTCGCTAGATTAAGAATAGAGAGAGAAAACTTAGAGGATAGCAATGGCGATATCATCTGTCCATCTGGACACTTCTCAGTAAGTACCGATGAAGGTAAGGTATACGCGAAGGAAGTATCCTTTCGCTACTACGAGCATCGTTATAGATACAAGCGTTACGATGCATTTGCGGAGCGAGTTACTAAGGACGGTGAAAAGGTACAGGGATCATACATACATTCTGTACTAGTTAAAGGGCCACGCGATGAAGCCCCATCTGATGATGGTGACTTCCAGTGTGGTAGACCCCTTGAGTATATCAAAGATTGGAAGTCTCTTAGCAAAGATAGGCAAGAGTTCTTGAGATCTTGCAGGTTAATGATTATCTTTTATGGTGAAGCAACTATGAAAGGTGTCAACGAAGAGGGTAAAAAGACAGAGGTTACTTTACCTGTAGAGATAGAATTATCTGGTAAGACTTCTGGTAAAACTTTATCTAAGTTTTTCTTGGATATGGTTTCTAAGAAACGTGTTCTTCCTAACTCTAGAGTAGTTAAGATGAAGAGCAAGAGGGTATCTGGCGGTGTCACGTACTACGACATAGATGTATCTGTTACTGACGATACTTCTTATCCTATGGACGATGATACTGTGGCACTCTTCAGTAAGTTCCACGATCACATAGCTCAGATTAATAAGTGGGTTATGGAGAAGCATACATTAGCTAGTGGTTCGGTAGGGTCGGATGGAGATGACGACTTTATAGATCTTAATGAGGATGCTGCTTGATGGATTTGAAGTTAGCGAAGGTTCTTAGTTGGCTTCAAAAGAATATGGATGGGGAGGTGTCCATGACGGAGGACACCATCTCCACCGTATGCAATGATGTAGCTGACGCACTACGTAAGCAGTTTGCTTCTTCAACAAACAGGAGAGAGTTTAAAGTACGACCATCTAATCTTGGTAGGCCCTTGTGCCAGTTACAGATGGAAAAGAAAGGGGCAAAGGGGGTAGCACCTTCATACAATTTCTTACTGCGAATGATGGTAGGAGATGTAGTAGAGGCTATACTAAAGGGTGTTATAAAGGAAACTAATCTAGAAGGATACAAATCTTCTCAAAACCTTACTACAAAAATAGGTAAGCATACAATAACAGGAGAGGCAGACTTATCTTTTGATGATGGTAGAATTGATGATATAAAATCTACTTCAGACTTTGCTTTTAGGAATAAGTTTATTAGTTGGAATGCATTGAAGGAGAAAGATTCTTTCGGATACGTAACACAGTTGCACGTATACGCTTCGGCTACGGGTAAACCTGCTGGCGGTATATGGGCAATGAACATAGCCACGGGGGAGCTTAACAGAATAGAAAGCACTGACACTAAAGCAGAAGTATCTGGTATTTTAAAAGAAGCAGAAAAAAAGATAGATGCATTAGTTTCAGATGCACCTTTTAAGAGGTGCTTTGAAGATGAACCAGAAACTTTTAACAGAGTTATTACTGGTAATAGAAGACTTGGTATGGAATGTTCTTGGTGCAAATATAGATTTAGTTGTTGGCCTAATTTACAAGAGAGAGAGTCAGTATTCTCTAAAGCAAAGAGCAAACCTATAGTAGCATACACACAGTTAAACTCTATGGGAGAGGAAGCAGCATGAGTATGCAAAGTAAATTTGGTTTAACTACTTATGGTTGCATACAACTATAAAATAGCACATGGTTTTAGGTCAGGTTTAGAAGAAAGAGTATGCGAACAATTAGCATTTTTAAATATACTAGATTGCTATGAAATTAAAAAGATACCCTTTGTTCAACCAGAAAAACAACGAAACTATACCCCTGACTTTTGGTTACCCAATGGTATAGTAGTAGAAACAAAAGGAATATTTACCGTACAGGATAGACAAAAGCACTTACTGGTAAAAGAACAGTACCCTGATTTAGATTTAAGGTTTGTATTTTCTAACTCTAAAAATAAACTAAGAAAAGGAAGCAAGACTACTTATGGAGATTGGTGCAACAAGTATGGTTTTATATTTGCCGATCAACTCATACCCGAAGAATGGATAAACGAAAAAAAGAGAGGCAACAATGAGAATAAAAAACCGACTAAATCTACAA